CCCGCCTCAAGAACGACCCGACGCTCCGGCAGGCCATCTGCCCGAACACCGACTGGCAGACCCCGTACCGCCGCTTCGAGGCAGCCTCGACGATCCTGCGCTGGATGGAGCAGGCCGTCGAGCGGGCACACGAGCAGGGCAAGCCCGGCTACGAGGGCGTCACGGTCGACACGATCGCCGCTCAGCTCATCGTCGACAAGTCGACCGCGCAAGACACGATCGACATGCTCACCGGCAACGAGTACCACGACCCGGCAGTTTTCGGCTGGGGCTGGATGACCGCTCGCATTCGGGACGCTGTCGCAGCGATCACGCAAGACGCTCAGGACGACGCTCGTCGCAAGCGCATCGCTGACGAAGACGCCCGCTGGGAGGCAGCAGGCCGGAAGCGCTGCACCCGCTGCGGCGGCGCAGGCGGCCACCACGGCTGGCCTGGCTTCACCTGCTTCGACTGCGGCGGTGAGCGTCACGTCCCCGCCTAACCTCAACCCCGATCCCCTCACGAAGCCCCTGCCTCTGGCGGGGGCTTCGTCGTTCCCATACACTCGCCGATAGTGCGCCCAGTCGCCTCGTGCCCCGGTGGCCTCCCTGACGGGGGACACCCATGCTCAGGGAGACCAGATGCCGCTCTACACCGTCACCGGAGGCCCTAGCGGCGACGCCGGTATCGACATCGGCGACAAGCGCTACGAACCCGGCGACCAGGTCGAAGCCACCGCCAAGTCCGTCAAGTGGCTCATCGACGACGGCTACCTCGCCCCGGCAGGCAAGACCGCAGCCGCCCCGGCTGAGGAGGAGTAGCAGATGCCCACGTTCGTCCACGGCAAGTCGTCAAAGGTCTACCTCGACGAGTTCGACATGTCGAGCTACCTCAACTCCACCGACGTCAGCTATGACCAGGACACCGCCGAGACCACCGTCTACGGCGCTACCTCCCGGGCCTACATCCCCTCGCAGGCTTCCGGCACGCTCTCATTCGGCGGGCTGTATGACGCCGTCACCGGCGCAGGCTCATCCGACAAGGAGTTCGAGGCGATCCTCGGATCGACCACGACCCCGCTCCTCACCGTCGCTATCGACAGCGGCACCATCGGCAACCGGGCCATCATCGCCCGAGCCAATGAGACGAGCTACACGGTCAGCTCACCCGTCGCCGACGTCAACTCAGTCACCGCCGACTTCCAATGCGCAGCCGACCCGGCAAACAACGTCGACTTCGGTCTGACGTCCGGCGTCCAACTCACCACCGGGGCGTCGATTGCGCACAGCGCGCTCGGCAACTTGTCGTCCGTGGACAACGCAGCGTCGAGCGCTAGCGGCGGCGCTGGTCTGCTCCACGTCCCGACCAACACGGTCAACGGGAACACGACCATCAAGATCCAGCACTCCGCCGACAACGCATCCTTCGCTGACCTCATCAGCTTCACCGCCGTCGGCTCAAGCGCCAAGACCTCACAACTGTCCGCCGTGACGGGCACCGTAAACCGTTACCTGCGCGTCACGGCGTCCACCGCAGGCTCATCCGGGAGCATCACCTTCATGGTGAGCTTCGCAAGGTTCTAGGAGGAACCGACCATGCCAACATTCAGCACCGGTAAAGCGGCGTTCTTCTCGATCGACGATACGGGCGGATCAGTCCGGGACATCTCGAACGTCCTGAACAGCATCGACTTCCCTGAGACGACCGACACCGCAGAGGTGACGGCGTTCGGGGCGTCGTCCCGCAGCTACATCGTCTCGCTGGAGGATGCCACCATCTCGATCTCCGGGATGTATGACTCCACGGTCGACGGCTACCTCAAGGGAGGCGCAGAGCCGACCAGCCGGTCGTTCGTTTACAAGCCCGGCGTCAGTTCCGGCGACGCCATCTACGCAGGCGAGTGCATCCTGACCAGTTACTCGCTCTCGTCCCCCGTCGGCGACGTGAATACGTTCTCCGCCGACTTTCAGGTCACCGGCACCGTCACCCGCACCACGACCTGATCGTGACGTCCACCCGGCACGCAACCTCCCCGGATAGCGTGCCGGGTGGATTACCCACGACAGGAGAACACCATGACCGACCTTCGATCCGCCATCCTTTCCGCCGCCGACACCCCGACCGACACCGTCGAGGTACCGGAGTGGGGAGTGACCGTCGGGATCAAGTCCATGTCGGCGAAGTCACGGGCAGCCGTGATGGAGCTGGCGCAGCAAGGCGACGGGATCGACGCCAACAAGGTCCTCGGCATGTGGGCGCGCACCCTTCAGGGTTGCATCGTCGACCCCGAGACCGGCGACCCGATCTTCGAGCAGGACGACATGGAGGCGCTCATGGACAAGTCCGCCACCGTCATCGAGCGGTTGTGGACGATGTGCTTCGAGCGGTCCGGCATGACGGAGGACAAGGTCAACGAGGCGGGAAAAGACTCTTAGGCTTCGGGGCCGGTAACCCCGAACGCCGGTTCTACTTCCGCCTCGCACGCGACCTCGGCATGACAGTCGGCGAGCTGCTCGCCCGCATGTCATCCGATGAACTCACCGAGTGGATCGCCCTCTACCGGATCGAACACTCAGAACGAGAACAAGCCGCCCAACGAGCGAAGGCTAGGAAGTAATGAGCGCAACGACCGTCGCTCGGATCAACACACTCGTCACCGCCAACACGACGCAGTTCCACGCCGCGATGGCGAAGGCTCAGACGAGGGCAGGCAAGTTCGCCGCCGCTGCCGGGGCCGCAGCGAGGGCAGCGTCGGGACCGCTCACGATGGGCCTGCTTGCTGTCGGCGGTGCAGCCGTCAAGGCAGCGACCGACTTCGACGACTCGATGACGAAGATCGAGTCGCTGGTCGGCATCGCAGGGGCCGAAGTCGACGCCATGAAAGAGTCGGTCCGGGACCTCTCGGGCCGCACGGCGCAAGCCCCCGCCCAACTGGCCGACGCCATGTTCTTCATCCAGTCCGCCGGTCTCCGAGGCGCAGCAGCGATGGAGACGCTCGAAGCGTCAGCGAGAGCCGCAGCGGTCGGCCTGGGCGACGTCACCGAGATCGCCGACCTCGCCACCTCCGCCCTGAACGCTTACGGCGAGGAGAACCTTTCAGCCACTGACGCGACCGACGTCCTCACGGCCGCTGTCCGAGAAGGCAAGCTCGAAGCGTCCGAGCTAGCCGGTTCGATGGGCCGAGTCCTCCCGATCGCTTCAGCGATGGGGGTCCGGTTCGACGAGGTCGGCGCAGCGTTCGCCGCCCTGTCCCGTACCGGCACGAACGCCGCCGAGGCAGCGACGCAGGTGCGCGGCATCCTCTCCTCCCTCCTGCGGCCCACCAAGCAAGCCGAGGAAGCCCTCACCGGGATGGGTCTCTCGTCCGAGGGGCTGCGGCGACAGATTCAGGATGAGGGCCTTCTGGCGACGCTCCAGACGCTCGCTGAGGAGTTCGACGGGAACGCCGCCGCATCGGCATCGGTGTTCGGCAACATCCGAGCGCTGTCCGGCGTCATGGACCTCATGGGCGAAAACGTCGCCACGACCGAGGCAATCTTCGCAAGCATGACCGACACGACCGGCACGCTCGACGACGCGTTCGCTGTCGTGTCTGACACGGCCGGGTTCAAGTTCCGCCAAGCACTCGCCGACATCCAGGACGCCCTCGTCGGTATTGGAGAGCGTGCGCTGCCAATAGTGCTCACGATGCTCGAAGGCGCTAGGGAAATGGCTGGTGCGTTCGCAGCCTTGCCGAGGCCCGTCAAACTCGCAGCAGCCGCCGTCGCTGCGTTCGTCGTGGCGTCCGGCCCGATCGGTCGAATTGCCATCGCTGTCGGTGGTCTCCTCACGCTGTTCGCTAAAGCTGGCGAAGAAGCGAAACGGACCGCCGAGCTACAGGCCACCCTCACCGACGAGTTCGTAAAGGCAGGCGACCCGACGATCCACCTCGCCGACCGCATCCGAGACCTTGCCGGAGCGATTGAGAGTGTCGGCGAAGAAGCTGACCACACGGCCCCGCAGATTGACGGAATCATCGGTGAGGCGACGGTCTTCTCCAGGCTCCTGGAGCGCGACATGCTGCCGGTGCTCAACGCTCTCGGGATGGACCTAGAGC